CGTGGTAAGATTTTTACCAGACGGTAACAGTGCTAACACATTCTTTTGGGTAGAACGTGCGATGATCAAATTACCTTTCGCAGGTATTAAAGGCGAATCAGACAACCGTAACGTAATTGTTCAAGTTCCTTGTGTGGAAATGTACAATGATGGAACTGCTTGTCCAATTCTTTCTGAAGTACGTGGATGGTTCAAAGACAAATCACTAGAAGATATGGGACGTAAGTATTGGAAAAAACGTTCTTACATTTTCCAAGGATTTGTTAATGAAGATCCACTTAACGAGGAATCAACACCAGATAATCCTATTAGACGCTTTATCATTGGTCCACAAATTTTCCAAATCATTAAGGGTGCATTAATGGATCCTGAATTGGAAGAACTACCAACAGATTATATGCGTGGTGTAGATTTCCGTATCAAGAAAACATCCAAAGGTGGATATGCTGATTACTCAACATCACAATGGTCACGTAGAGAAAGTGCATTGACTGATGATCAGAAAGCAGCAGTTGATACTAATGGCTTGTTTAATCTAAATGACTTCTTACCTAAGAAGCCTACAGAAGTAGAACTTAAGGTAATGAAAGAAATGTTTGAATCGTCAGTAGACGGTGAAGCATATGATATGGATAAGTGGGGTCAGTACTTCCGTCCAGCGGGTATGAGCCAGGCAACTGGTGATCCAAATAAAGTAGCAACTGCTACTGCGCCAAGTGCGCCAGTAACTGAAACTGCTCCTGCTCCAGCAGCAGAAACAGCGCCAGTGGCTGAAGCAACTGAAGCAAAGTCAGAAACTTCTGATAGTGCTAACAGAGCGCAAGACATTTTGGCAATGATCCGTAACAGACAACAGTAAAAAAATATAACCCCCTGGGAAACTGGGGGGTTGCTTTTACAAACAAGGAGTTAATATGGCAAAAGCATTTGACGTAAGTAAGTTTAGAAAAAATCTTACAAAAAGCATAGATGGACTAGGAATTGGATTTAGTGATCCTACCGATTGGGTAAGTACAGGTAACTATGCATTAAATTATCTAATTAGTGGCGACTTTAACAAAGGAGTTCCGCTAGGAAAAGTAACAGTATTCGCAGGTGAATCAGGTTCTGGTAAATCTTATTTTTGTTCTGCAAATATTGTAAAAGCAGCACAAGAACAAGGCATCTTTGTTGTGCTTGTTGATTCAGAAAACGCACTAGATGAAAAGTGGTTACAAGCACTTAATGTAGACACATCAGAAGACAAACTTCTTAAATTAAGTATGTCAATGATTGATGATGTAGCAAAAACTGTATCAGAATTTATGAAAGATTACAGAGATCTTGCAGAAGACGATCGTCCGAAAGTATTATTTGTAATTGATTCATTGGGTATGTTGCTAACACCAACAGATGTTGACCAGTTTGGTAAGGGTGATTTGAAAGGTGATATGGGTCGTAAGCCTAAAGCACTAACAGCACTTGTACGTAACTGTGTTAATATGTTTGGTAGTTATAACGTAGGACTTGTAGCAACTAATCACACTTATGCATCACAAGATATGTTTGACCCAGATGATAAAATCTCAGGCGGTCAAGGCTTTATCTATGCATCATCTATTGTAGTTGCAATGAAAAAGTTGAAACTAAAAGAAGATGAAGACGGTAACAAAACTACTACTGTAAATGGTATTAGAGCAGCGTGTAAGGTTATGAAAACACGTTATGCAAAACCTTTCGAAAGTGTACAAGTTAAGATTCCATATGAAACAGGTATGGATCCTTACAGTGGACTAGTTGACTTATTTGAAGCAAAAGGTTTGCTCAAAAAAGATGGCAATCGACTTAAATACACAGACCTCACAGGAAATGATCATATTGACTATCGTAAACAGTGGACAGGCGATAAATTAGATATGATAATGACTGACATTGCAAATAAACCAGCAATGGTCGACGAAGTTGTTGAACCCGAAGAGGAACAAGTAGAGGAAGTCGCAGTCCAACAATAGGGAGAGTGTAAAATATGAATACGGATTTAATCGCCGATATTTGGAACGTAATGTCCGAGCACATTCAAGAAAATAAAAAGAAAGATGTAGCTCAAGAGTATATTAATACTTTATTAGACTACGGTGTGAGCGAGCAAGTAATCGAGGGATTATTTGGTATTGATACATACCTTGATGACGCTATAGAATACGTAATCGATGATGAAGAAGCAAAAGTTGATGAGTATGAAGAAGAAGATGAATGGAACTAGTATATGACAAACTGGTACGATAAAGTTTCTAAAGATATTTCTAATATTCCTTTAGCAGCAGAATACTATGAAAAAGAATTATTAGAAGCAAAAAAAGAAACAGCAGTACGAGGAAAAATTGAACAAGCCGCGGCATCTATGCCAGCAGTTGTTGAAACAAGATTCAATCAACTGCAAGAAATAGAAGCAATACTAGAATATCTAAACATCGAACTAAGGCGTTTAAGATCGAGTCACTTTAGAAAATACGTTGAAAACTATCAACGTTCTCTAAGTTCGCGTGATGCAGAAAAATTTGTAGATGGCGAGGCAGACGTTGTTGATTTTGAAAAGATTATCAACGAGTTTGCCCTGTTGCGTAACAAATGGTTAGGTGTTATGAAAGGCATTGATATGAAGCAATGGCAGATCACTAACATTACTAAACTGCGTTTTGCTGGCATGGAAGACGCATCCATTTAATTT